CGTGGTGTTGCCATTATCAGTAATTTTTTGTAAATCAGTATCATACCTCAGCTCTCTGAAATTTTCATCCAGCTCTTCATGTGTTAGAGGAGAGTTTTTATCGTTTCTTTTTATAATCATTTGTAATTAACTATTAGAAATATTATATCCAGAATTTGCAGTTGGATTAGTAAGATCCACCGTAGTAAAATCCATTAAGGATGATCCACCCGCAGTATAAACTCCAGATACACCAAATCCGGCAGTGGACATAACTCCTATTTGTAGATCGATTCGACCGGTATCATTTTCATAAAAAGTAAATTCAAAGATGTTTGTTGGAGATGGCGGAATGCTAGGATCCGCAGAGCCTTCTGATCTTATTCTATAAGTTCTGTTAGGGGCAGTTCCTTCAGTACCATAATATATCCTCGATACAGAACGATCACCTGAAGCATACATTATTTTGTTAAGTGGTGGATTTATATTTGTTAAACTACTATAAATTGTGGATCCTCCTCCAAAAGTCAAGTATTGATTTGTACCAACAAATACTTGAGTATAGATATATCCATTGAAATTATAATTCCATGGTAAACTTATTGTCCAATATCCATCATCATTGCTACCGGACGTTGGAGTAGTTGATGATGTTAATGATGCAGCACCAAGAATTGAGTTGGGAATTGAGGTGTTTGTCCAAGTTGTAGGTGAAGGTGGTACTGATGTGTCTGCTACGGTAACCGAATTGGCTGTGGCTACTATTGTACCTGAAATTGAATCTGTACGTACTTGTAGCACTATAGTTTCTGCACCTTCTGTTGAAACATCATTAGCCAAAGTCCTGGTTACTGTACCTGTACCACTGGTTATAACAAATGAACCAGAATTGGCTGAATCTGCAAAATCATCTGCATCTGTGGTACCTGAATTAGTCCAGTACAAAGTTGTGCCGTTGGGCACTTGTGTGGTACTAATAGTATAAAGCACAGCACCGCCTTCATTCACAGAAGCCACGTTGGATGTGATGGAATAGGTCGGTGGAAGAACAAATTGATCAAAAGGTATTCCAGATATTTCTGTTATGGTAAGTGAAGATACAGGCCTTGCTTCTTGTGATGTATTGTTAGCACTTCGGTTTATTGTCACAAAAGTGTTGTTAGTTAATGTGTTATCAGATTGAATTTCAATTACATATTTTTTTGTATTTGCTACATTCGAATCGAAATAAGTAGCATTTATACCATAAATTCCAAAATTTACATTGTCGGTTGAACAAGATGTTGCCCAATTATTTTTTATTACCACTTTTGATCCAGATTGTTTATCTATTAAATTTATATTAAATTTTGAGTTTGAATTAGCTCCATAAAATAGAGATAAATCAATTTTTACCGTATTGTTTTGTGATACTGGCGTAAAACTGCAATTTATCTCATCAACGATTACATTACCACCACTTAAACTAGTAACAGTAGGAGAAGCAACCATTACTGGTGAAGAACGATGAACTGTGTCACCTAATCCTAATTGTCCGTATGCATTATATCCCCATGCCCATAAAGATCCGTTTGCAGTAACGTCAGAGGATTTTGCAATTAGCAAAAGATGCTGTGAAAAACTACTATCTCTGACTGCTATTGCATACCATTTTTTATCAGAACTTAACAGAACTGGTGATGATCTAGACGTTGGTGGCGTAAAAAATGCGCCAATACTGTAACCCGATCCATATAAATCATCATTATCATCTATAGAAAAAACATTACGACCGGTATGCATGGCGAACTTAAAAGTTTTGTCTGTCATTATTTGAACTGGAGATGAAAGTCTAAGATTATCATCGGTGTAGGAACCTATTCCTAATGCACCATTAAGGTTCGATCCCCATACCCATAATCCACCATCATTTTTAATTGCTACGCCTCCGTTATTCCCTTGGCCAATAAATTTTACACCGTATAATCCTATTTGAACCGGTGATGATCGATGAGCTGTATCATTTAATCCTAATTCACCATTACTATTGGAACCCCAACTCCAAACATTTCCGGTTGAATCTAAAGCAAAACAAGAGGACTCTCCAGTAGCTACCATGCTCCAATTTGAAGATGATCCCAATTGAACCGGAGAAGAACGATCAACAACCAGGTCATTTGTTCCTAATTGACCATAAAAAGCATATCCCCAAACCCATAGTGTTCCATCGGATCGTATTGCTAAAGATTTACCGCCTCCGCCAGCTATCTGTGACCAGCTACTGGTTCCTATTTGAGTTGGAGAAGAACGATGAGCATTATCATTTGTTCCTAATGCGCTGCCATTTCTGCCCCAAGCCCATAATGTTCCATCAGATCGTATAGCCAAACTTCTGGATAATCCAACATCTATCTGTGACCAACTGCTGGTTCCTACTTGGACTGGAGATGAGCGACCACTTATTCCTCCTTCATTTATTCCCAATTGACCGTCAAATCCGTATCCCCAAGCAAATAACATTCCATCGGATCGTATTGCTAAAGAGTGGCCTATATAACCCGTGGCTATTTTTGACCATGTATTACTAACCGAATATGGTTGATTAATGTAAGCTGAAAAGGTGTTTTTAAATACTGATTGTTTTACTTGGACTATAAAATTATTAGCTAAGACTTTACCTAAACTGTTTGTTTTTAAAATATCTCCAGAATTTATACTTAAATTATTGGTGTTTGATTTTATTTCATTCACATATAAATTTGTTATTTCATCAATATAAGTTTCGCCAACTATTAAATTGCCTTCATTTATAGTGTTTACTTTTAATGTTAAATTTGATGTATTTCCATTAGTTAAAACTTTATCTAAAGTTAATTCTTCATCCAAATATCTAAAATTTTCATCCAGTTCTTCATGTGTTAATGAAGATCCTTTTGTTATGCGATAGGTAATCATTTTATTGTGCTATTTCCATCAAAAAAATACTTGAAATATATTCATTACCATAATTTATTGCAAAAAGATTGGAATCACTCTGTACACTAAGAGAATATACTATTTCTTCCAATGTATTTGGAGAATCTAAAAAGGAATAATCAAAATTGGAAGACGATAAAGTTGGTACATATTTTTTTTGTGATAAGGTAGATTTATAACCATAATTTGTATTTCCTGTTAATTCATTTTCATGTTTTAATGATTCTAAAATTATATTACCATTTTTTGTTAAAAAAATATTAACAAGAGAATTACTTGTACTATAATTTAAATTAATGTTTACTAAAATTTTACTGTTTTTATACTTAGGTGTTATGGAACAAGAAAAATTTCCTGATAAAGAATATTTTGAAAATGATGATGTTGTTGATATAGTATAACTGGTATTTAAAACTTTTTTTTGTGTTTGAATTATCATTCCCGGAGAAATAAATGAATTCTGAGTGTTTGTTGAAATCAATTTATTTGATGTGTTTATAGAAATTATATGGTTATTATTTGAATGGAAAGAATCTACAATGAAATTATTTCCGTAATAATCAGCTCCTTCTTTTGAAATTTGAAGAATATTGCCAGTTATTTGAGCTGAACCAGTTAAAGTTATATCATTTGTTGTTGTGTTTCCATTTTCTAAAACTCTTTGTAAATCGGTGTCCTCATCAATATCACGAAAGTTTTCATCTAACTCTTGATATGTTAGAGGGTATCCTTTTTCTTTTCTTAGAGTGATTGTCATGCTATGCCATCCTCATCATAATAAACTCCAACATAACTATTAGCTTTAAGAGAAAGGTCATTTGGGTAATATTGCGTGGATATAAAAGTTTCTATTCCAGGATTATTTTCTATATAATCTGAAGAAACATAATTAAACAGGTCTTCTTCTGTTGATGTGAGTTCTTCAGTAAAAATATAACACTCGTCAATCAACTGTTGTTTTATGACGGTATTAGATTCTGCAGCAATTTGAGCTAGAAGTGTTTGATAGTTTGGTTTAGCCATTACAAAAAACATTAGAAGAACCGGTTGCAGCTAAGTTTGGTACCCAAGAATTGTGACCAGATGTTCTATCACCCTTTCTATGTACAGCTATGCCATTTACAAAAACATTTGGTGAACCTGCAGCCGCTGGATCTGTGCAAGCTGTTTTATCACCAATTCTTACTACACCTGCACTATTTACAAAAACATTAGTTGATCCTTGAACATACTTTGTTTTATGGAATGGATTTGGAGTGGCAGAAGCATGACCCATATGAGAATCTAAGCCTTTTCTTACAACAGCTGGCATTTATGGATTCCAATCTATTCTTGGTGCTTTAAATGTCATATTTCCACCGGAAGTTATATCACAAGTACCACCAATTGTTGCATTGAAATTACCACCAATCTGCATCGTTGCATTGCCGTCAATAAAAACTGTCACATCACCTTTAACATAAACTGAATCATTGCCAATAACCACAGTAAATTTATCTTTTTCTATTCTTTCTGCTCTACTTCCATCTGGTCCAATTTCAATGTAAGAACCTGCTCGGTGATAAATGTGTATACGTTCTTTTCCTGGTGTATCATCAAACTCTAGAGCATGACCTGATTCAGATTCATAAACATTGTTGTATGGATATTTTGCAGAATAATACGAATCTGGTTCAACTTTACTTTCTTTTTTATTTGCTTTAGAAGTATTAATTTGAGAAGGATAATCTGTATCATTTCTTGCTAAGCGTGATGTTGTTGGTTCATCCAATTTTCTTGGATAAACAGTAGCACTTTCTCCTGGTTTTACAGGTGCAGAAGTTAAATCATCGCCTTTTCGTGGATCATTAAAAGCTTTTTCTGGATCTCCAGAAACAAGAGGAATATTTGGAAAAACTCCAACAATTACAGGATCTTGAGCGCTCTCTCCATCCATAAAAAAACCAAAAACCATATCTCCTTCTTTAGCAGGATATGGATTTGAATTATTTAACGGCAACAAAGGTGTTGCCCAAGGTAAATCTTCTGATGGCAATTCCATTTTATTTTCGGAATGCCAACCAACACATCGTACTTTAGCACGACCAAGTTTTAATGGATCTTTCCTATCTTCTATTACTCCAACCCACCAAACAAAATTATTTTTTCCAGCAAAATCTCTAGTATCTTCTCTGTTAATCATATTAATATTCCAATAATTCTGAATTTTGTAATGGGTTGCTGGCTGGTATAAAATCATTACCTGTAGAACTTGAAGCAACTTCTATAATGGTTTCATGCTTATCATAGCCAATTATGTGACGAGAAGCGACAATAACATATTTACCATTTACACTTAAATCTCCATTATCATCACCCTTTTCTTTCTTTCCAAAATTTGGCGCAATAACATTTACATTAAATCCAGATGTTAATTGAAAATTTCCTGGCATAACAAACTTTATTCTTTTCGACATTAAATTTCTAATTAATGCTCTTCTTTGAAATAACCAATCTTCTATATTTTCTTCTTTTGTTAAAGAATTTGGATCATTTTGTTTTATGTAATTACTATATTTTCGTGCTGCACTAAAAACACTCATAGTTTTTTTTGAATTAAAAGCTTTTGAATTTTCTACACCCGCTCTGTTTACAATTGATGAATAGTTTGGCGTTTCATTTCCATGGCGCATATTGTAATAGTGATCACCATAAGTTAATTCTCTTTCAGCAACTGTTCTTGTTATTGGGTCAAAACCAATAAATTTACCAGCATTAACACCATTTCTTGTTTTTTCTATAGCATCATTAATATTTAAAATTTCCATATATCTTGCACTACTAATTTCGGATAAAGAATTAAGACTAGAAGAATTTTTCAATTCAAATTTAATATCAAGTATTTCAGGTAAAGTCAAAAGTGTTGAAAGAGACACAAAATTGTAACCAGTTAAATTTTGAAAGAAAATAAAACTAGGTGATGAACTAAAATCAACAGCTCTTTTTGCACACCATTCTATTGCTTCAAGTGGTCGTAAATTAGGTATTACAATTTTTTTAATACCTGACGATTCTTCATAAAGACCTCCAAGATTATTTCCTCTTACTTTTAAATAATTTGAAAGAATTTTTTGAGCTATATCTGAATAAGTGGTTTCATAAGATTTATTTATTCTTTGTTGATCAGAAAACATCAATTCATCTGAAACAAAATTTAAAATATATGTTTCAGTATTAAGACCATCATTTTTTCTTTTAGATTGCTTGTATACTCTAAATGATTTTTTGTATGTTGCAATATCTGAATTTTCATCTTTAGCTATTTCTAAAAGTAATGATTCTGAACCATCAAAAAGAAGTTTGCTTGATAATCCAATAGAATCTCGCACCAAAATATTACCGCTAATGACAGATGAAAAAATAGAATCAAAAATATTTATTTCTTCGTAAATTGAAGATATGTCAATATTTCCAGCTTTTGTAACAAGAACAATTTCTTTTACAAAAAATTGTGTTGATCGTTTTATTTCAAAATTTTTCATTCTTTTACTATTTTTCTAAACTCTTTTTCTACCGCAGGAACAAATTCGGGTTTTAAGAGTTTTATTTCCCTTTTTGATTCGTTCAATTCATTTTCAAAGGTATAATATGATTTTGTTTCTTTTGTGACCGTTTCTGTTATAGATTTGCCACTTTGAAGAGTAATTGTTTGCGTTGTAGCTGCAACATTAGCATATGTATTTGCATCTATTTCTAATTTTTCTATGATGTTATCTTTTGAGTTTGTCGTTGATGTTCTTGTAATAATTTTATAATATGAATGAATATTACTCACATTTAATGCCCATGATATACCAGAAACACTTGTATTAGCTGTATCTGCATACTGTGAAGTGGAATATTTTTCGTCAACATAATCTACAAAAGATTTATAAGGTAAAGGCCAATCATATTGTGGATCCATCAAGTTATTAAACATTAAAACAACCCAATGTCTTTCTGAATTACTGTAATATTTTTGAGCTATTATTTCTGGAGTATCTCCTTCTTGAATTTGATACTTGTAGAAAGCCGAAGAGTTTTCTTTCAAACTTTCTTGAAATCCAAATCTAGCAATTATGTTTGTTACAGAATCTAAAACAGAAGTTGAACTATTTGAAGAATAAAAAGTTTTAGGAAAATAATTAAAATATTTTGCCATTAGTTATCTCTTTCCATATTTGATGCATCTTTTACATTTTTTACTATACCAAGTGATCTTTCATTATAATCATCTTTTGTGAGATATGTTATTTCTTGGAATTGTAAATTCATTTGAATAGAAACAGGCATACCTGTTCTACCTAAACTTGGTTGGTTTTCACCCTCAACTTCATATGCTGAAAATCCGTTAGGAGCATAATTAACCTCGATATTTGTTAAAACACATGTTGCCATTTGAGGTATATTTGGATTTTGAGCGCCACCATAATAAAACCTTATATCAAATTCTGAAGGAGGAATTAAAAATCCTTGTGCATCTTTTACCAATTCTGGAGATTGGTGAAAACGGAATCTTTCAATAATTTTTTGAACTTCTAATGATTCACGCTCATCTCTAGGAAAAAAACTAAAATCAAATTGAAATGTTCTAAAATTAGGGGATCTATAAATTAACTCCAACATTGGATTTTGAACAGCACCAAACAAAGCAGCAAAAGCTAAATTACCAGTTTGACCCAATTTTCTCGATAAAAAAGATGCTGTACCCAAAGCTGCTGATTTTTTAATGGAATCTGAAGCAAGTCTACCTTCTAATTGAGCATCAGCCGCTGATCTACCTGCGGCTAAAACCTGTCCAGACAATTCTGTTCCTGGCGTTAAATTTTCATATGATTGAGATTGCGTATACAATAAGGTATCTGGCATGTATAACGCTATTGCATCAGTTGTTAATTTCGTTGTTTGTATGAAATTTTTATTTGTGATTTTTTTAATATTATAATCAATAACAGATTTCGTTGTTTCTGGATTTCCTCCAGTAAAAGAACTTTTTCTTCCAAATAAACTGTTTAATCCTCCAGAAACATTATTGCCAATATTACCTAAAGATTTTCCTACTCCGGAAATCGCATTACCAAAAGCTGAATCCACTTTATTAAAACCACTATTAATGTTATTTAAAATTTCACCGCTAAAATTTGATTGTAAAGATGGAGTTGGACCTTTTATGGAGTTAGCTGCAAAGGTGTTACTTTCCACTCTGGTTCGATCTATAGTAGAATCGTCAACTAAGTTTGAAGGGCCCACAGATTGTGATGTGTTTTTTTGCTCACGAACATAAAACACCATGTAGTGGCCTTTATCAAAATTACCAATATCTAAAGGATATCTTAAAGTGTTTCTTTCAAATTCACTTGATACTAATGGTCCTAGAGGACCTTTTCTTGTTGGAGTACCTTTGTCGAAGGTAATGTCTGAAAAACCAAAGAGTGGCATAAAAGTTCTTTCAAAAGATAGGATAGATAGTATTTATGTCATATAAAGGATGGTTTACTCCACGCAACCCAAGTAAATATAAAGGCGATGCCACAAACATCGTCTATCGGTCATCGTGGGAACTTCGTGTAATGAAGTATTTGGATGAGCAACCAAATGTCATCTGGTGGGCATCTGAAGAGTTACCAATTCCTTATAAATCACCTATTGACCAAAAAGTTCATCGTTACTTTCCTGACTTTATTGCAAGAATTCGCCAAGTAAATAAAGAGGTTACTGTGGTCATAGAAGTGAAACCATTCAACCAAACACAAATGCCAAAACAAAAAAGAAAAACACAAAAATTCTTACAGGAAATAGCTACATATGCAATTAACCAAGAAAAGTGGAGAGCTGCTGATCTTTTTTGTAAAGAGCATGGATGGCAGTTCAAAATCATTACTGAAAAAGAACTTGGACTTTGACATAAATATATCATGGCTTATCTTATAGACCGAATACAATCTTCAATACAAAAAGAAGGACTAGTTCCTAGAACAAGAGCTGCTAGGCAATGGTTGAGTTCAAAAGTAACAACCTTGAAACCAACATCTTCTTCTTTAATGGCGGATCGTCAAAGGTTAAAAGATCGGTCATTTGTTGGAAAAATGTATTTCTTTTTTTATGATCCAAAGTTAAAAGATTCGTTGCCATATTACGACAGGTTCCCATTGGTAATTCCAATAGAACGCTACCCAGACGGTTTTCTAGGGCTGAACTTGCATTACATTCACCCAAAGCAACGAATCAATCTTTTGGACAAATTAAGTGATACAGCATCCAATAATCGTTATGATGAAAAAACAAAGCTAAGAGTTAGTTATGATTATTTAAAAGCTGCTTCATCTATTTTTGAAGCTATGCCATGCATCAAGAGGTATCTTTTTCAAAACATTCAATCTCGATTTTTAGAGATAACTGCTGATGAGTGGGATATTGCCGCACTATTACCAGTTGAATCATTTGTTGGTTCTACTAAAAGCAAGATTTACGCCGATTCAAGGAAAAAATTCTAATGTCATTTTCACCAAACTTATTTTTATCTAATATCAGAGGAAAAGATGGTTTAGCAAAACCTAGTAGATTTGAGGTAATTTTGCCAATTCCAGATTACATAAATCGATTTGTTGGAAATTCCATTATTGAAAAAATATTAAATTTTCCAAATTCTGTTTTTAATGATGTTACAGATGCTATAGGTTCTGCTTTTGGTAGAAACGGAGAATCAGATGAGTATTCACGATCTTCAAATTCTTCTATCACTCGTTATTTAGCTTTACAATGTGAGAACGCAGAATTACCAGGAAAAACATTAGCAACAGCGGATGTTAAAATTTATGGTCCATCATTTAAAGTTCCATATCAAACACAATACGGTGAAACATCGTTAACTTTTTTATGCACAAATGATTTTTATGAGAGAAAATTGTTTGACCGTTGGATGGAAGCTATTCACCCATCAGATACAAATAATTTAAGATTTCCAAAAGGTCAATCATCAAGATATTTAACAAATATAAAAATTATTCAATATGATGAATTTATAAAAAGAATATATGCTATAGAATTGATGGATGCTTTTCCAATAGGTATAGCACCACAACCTTTAAACTGGTCAGAAGAAAATTTTCATCGTTTAACAATTCAATTCTCATATCAAAAACACAGAACAGTTTATGACGGTGGATATGATTTAGCAGCTGCTGCTACATCCTTATTTGGATCTTTTGCTGCAAGAAAGTTGCCTATTGGCCGTGCATTTTAATTAAACAAGCGAGGAAATTATGTTACCTAAAATTGATATACCAATTTATGAAATAAAACTTATATCAAATGGCAAAAAGGTTAGATTTAGGCCATTTTTGGTAAAAGAACAAAAACTTTTACTAATGGCTACAGAATCAAGTGACCCAAAAGATTCATTAAATATTGTTAAACAAATATCTAAAAATTGTATAATTGATGAAATTGATGTTGAGTCACTACCTGTTTTTGATTTAGAGTATTTGTTTTTAAATTTGAGAGCACGATCAGTTAACGAAATTGTTGATCTACAATACAAATGTAACAATAAAGTTAACGATGAAAATGGAGAAGAAAAGGTTTGTGGTTCTATTGAAAAGTTCAGTATAAATTTATTAGAAATAACTCCTGAAAAAAGTTCCGATCACGAAAAAAAAATTATGTTGAGTGATAAATTGGGTATTATGATGAAGTATCCAACATTTGAAATTGTTGAAGGTTTAAAAGGTCAAAATGAAGGAGAAATTTTAATTGATCTATTAACTTATTGTATTGATTATATTTTTGATGAAGAAAAAATATACTATACAAAAGATGTTTCAAAAGAAGAAGTAATGGAATTCATTGATAATTTACAACAAAAAGATTTAGAAAAAATACAACAGTTTTTTGAAACCGCACCTAAAATTAAAAATGATTTAAATTTTAATTGCCATAAGTGTGGTTATAAAGAGAACATTGTTGTGGAGGGTCTACAAAATTTTTTCGCCTAACCCTTTCACACGACAATTTAAGTAATTATTATCAAACTAACTTTGCTATGATGCAACACCACAAATACAGTTTGACAGAGTTGGAAAATATGATACCGTGGGAAAGGGAAATTTATCTTACATTATTAATAAAATATTTGGAAGAAGAAAACGAAAAAATTAAGATGCAACAAAGGACAAAAAAATAAATGGCACGCTTAGCAGAAATATACAGACAAGAATTAAAAACTGGCGGCGGATTTGGTTCTGCTATTGGAAAAAGGCTAGGAGAAAAACTAGACCCACGACAAATATTTGATCGAAGTGGTGTTATTGCTACAATGTTTCCAGCATTAAAATCCTATAGCGCTACAAAAGCAATAAAAGGTAAAACAACTCCAACAACACCAACACCATCTTTATCTTTGGACACCAGTTCTTTTTCTGACATTTCCGCTGCTTCAAAAATGACTGCAAAGAACACTATGATTTTGCCTGCAATGGCAAGAGATATGAATTTAATGCGTCAGAATATTGCTAAAATAGTAAAATTGCAAGGCGGAACCGCAGCTGTAAAAGCGGATATGTTTTTCAAACGAGCTGGTGAAAGAGAATCACTATTTGAATCCGCTTTTGCTAAAATGATTAAAAAACCAACATCAACAAGTTATGTTTCTGGTGGAAAAAAAACAAGAGATGGCCAAACAAAAGAAACAGCTCTTTTTGTTGAAACATCCGGTATAATAAGTTCTTTACTTGGCGGTTTAACTGGTGCAGCTGCAGCAGGTGGTGCCGGTCGAGTAACCGGTATTTTGGGAAAAATGTTGCCGTTTTTACTTAGCCCAGCAACATTAGGTGTTTTAGGTGTGGCAGGTTTAGCTGGTCTTTTATATTTCTTAATAAAAAAAGATACTGGTAAAGAATTGACGAGTGATGAAGTAAACAAAGAAGCACCAAACTTTACACCAGAAGAAAGAATTGCTGCAGCACCTGCAGCTGAACCAGCTTCTACTGAAGAATTAAGAAGTGTCCGTGAAAACATGCGAGCTTCAGAAGACCCGGTTGTCAGAGCAGCTGCAGCTGAATTAGATAGAACAAGTCCAATACCATCACCAGTTTCACCCGTTTCAGAACCAACTCCATCAGCGGTAGAATCTGTGCCTTCTAATGCTGTTGTAAGTGGTTCTGGTGCACCAATTATGACTGGTTCTGGTGGTTATCTAACATCAGGAGAAGAAACTGCTCCTTCTAAAGTTACAAGTGCTTCAATTCCTGCGGCACCAGGTCTTCCAATTGACTATAAATCTTATGCTGAAAAAATTGGTGAAAAAGAAAGTGGTGGTAAGTATGATGCCGTCAATACTTTAGGTTACCTTGGAAAATATCAATTTGGTGCTATGGCACTACAAGATATGGGTCTTGTTAAAAAAGGAACATCACTAAAAGGTTTAGATGACCCAGCAAATTGGAATATTGAAGGTGGTAAACAATCCTTCTTAAACAATCCACAATTGCAAGAAGATACGATGGTGAAATATACAAAACAAAATCTTGCTACACTCAATCGTATTGGTGTTGTTAATGATAAAAGTTCACCACAAGAAATTGCTGGTTATCTAGCAGCTTCACATCTTTTAGGTCCAGGCGGTGCTAGACAATTAGCAAGAGGAGAAGTTAAAGCTGATGCATATGGAACAACTTCTGCTTCTTACTTTAAAGTTGGTTCTACTACGCAAGGTCTTGGTGGTTCAGCAGTAATGGCTTCAGCTGCACCCTCAGCACCAACAAGTGGTGCAATGGTAGCATCCGTTTCTAGTTCTATCTCTGATGGTAAAATGGAAATGATGAAGCCTGCTGGCGGAAATGTTGTTGTAGATAATTCACAAAGAAATACTGTTGCTCAATCTGGATTTAGCGGTAAATTAGCTTCAGCGTATGACAGAGATTTGGTTGAAACTATGATGTCAACTTCTTACCTATAAAAAACCCCGCCGGAGCGGGGTTTAGCACTTGCATGGGATTTATTAGTTTTGTTCAGCCAAAGATTTAAAATAATCCAAATCTTCATCATCTCCACCAATAGATTTGTCAATAATAGAAGTATCATCAACAGTAATATCGGATGCTTTAGATTTAGGTGCAGGTGCAGCGCCATCAAAACCTAATGCTTTATCCAATCTCTGTTTCAACTGGTCATAGGATTTAAAGTTCTTACGCTCTAAGAATTCTTTCAGACCAAATTCTTTTTTCCACAGGTCTTCAAGTTTTTCATCATCACCGTCAAAGAGTGCCGACTTCTCAGCAAACTCTGATTTATCATAGTTACGATAGCCTTCAACATTACGAATCTTCAATTTGAAATTAGCACCTTCCCACATATCAAATGGGTTAACAGGTGTTTCATCAGCGAATTCAGGATTCATCGCCTCTGTAATCTTATCAAAAATCTTTTTACCGAATTTGAAAATCTTAATTTCGCCTTCATTTGATTTGTTTGCTGGGTCAGAAACCACAAGGATATTAGCAACATAAGATAGTTTACGCTTTTGTTTCCGAGCGATATCTTTGTTTGCTTCAATGCCAGAATTCCATAATGTATTGTTATGCTCACAAACTGGACATTTATCATTCAGAGTTGTCAAGCAATTATCGATCAACCAACCGCCTGGTCCCTGAAATCCATGTGAAAACACACGAACCCATGGAAGAGCATCATCACCATCTGCTTGTGGTGCAGGTAGAAAACGAATAACTGCCATGCCGTTGCCAGCTTTATCTACTTCAGGTTGCCAAAAACGGGTATCGTCTTTAGAACCACCTTCAGAAGTTTGTGTTGTTTGTTCAACTGCTTTGGTGAGTTTAGCGAAATCAGAACGATTACGCTTTAGGTTTGCAAAACTACTCATAGTATTTCCTTTCGTATAAACGGAGTATTAATATTAGCGATGTATAAACGACTTATTCACATAAACATAGTATATCATTTATTTAGTAGCGTGTCAAGCGTTTTCAATGTTTCTTTTACATCTTTGTGAAGTATGCCTACACCACCTGCTTTGTTCCATGCCGTAATCACATCAGGTGTATCATCAATAATTACCGAACTAGGATTGGCCCAATCTTTTTTGTGCTTACGACCAGGTACAATATTGGCTTTATAATTAATTCCATGTTTTCTTAACCATCTAATTTTTTGAACAGTTACTTCACCATGAAACTTCTCGCCACCAGATGAAGATAGTATTTCTACATGGATATTTGGATGTTTGCGAATGTATGCTAACAACTCTTGGCCACCAGAAAACCAATCTAACTCCTCAAAAGCTTTTTGGTTTAATATGAAATCTTCCCAATCTTTTGACCAAGTTTTTCGATCTCTTTTGGCTAATGACAAGAATCCATATAATTCTGTAAACTTCTTTTCAAAGTCAGCAATCACACCATCCATGTCTAGGTATATCGTTTTAATCATTATATAATCTTTTTAAGTATTAATTTATATTTTACTACATCTTTAGGTAAAAAGTGGGCATATTTCGTTAGCTTCTTTTGGTATTCTGGCCAACGAATTGTGTCGGTGATTTTTTTGTTCCACATAGGCAAGAAACCTAGTATTTGTGCTAACAGGCAAAGAGTTTCAATATGAATCTCCTTACGCAAAGCTTCCTTTAACAGTATTGGATATTCACCATCAATCACCCGTATTACATCATTCGGATCTTTACAATCTTCAAAAATAACTTTACAATCATTCTCAAAAATATACGACAACGATTGGATAATCTTTTGATACTTGCGAAAATTCACTTCCGCATCTTCTGTCAATAAATCACCAACCCAAACATTTTCATTTTCTACAAAATTAGCAACCAGAAAAGAAACCAAATCGTCTTTCTGTGTTACCTTACGGGATAACTTGTAAAAGTGGTATTTGTCTTTACGATTCTCAAATGCCGTGATAGTTATGTTTGTCTTGCCATTATATTTGAAGAAATCATAACTATCTTTAGCGAAATGAAGTTTAAGGGATTCGTAAAGACCGAAAGCCTCATAACCTGTCATATTGGAAGCCTAGAACATTTTTCTTTTAGCAGATTTAAATCCATAGCATCAGCCGTCAATTTAGATTTTAAATTAGAATTGACCAATGTTGCTGCCACTTCAATTTCTAAACCAGTATCTTTACAATACTGGACGATTGCTTCTATGTAATTCAAATCTGTATTTGCAACTAAACCCTCAATTGATTTAGCAAATTTCGACATTTCATCTTTTGTAGGCATTACTTCTCATTCATATTTTGTGGTTTCAAATTGCCAAATGGCCAATTGTTTTGTGGAAATACCGAAAAGTCAAATTCTTTTTGTTGAGGAGTATCAAAATCTTCCGTGTGCCATTCAGGCGGTTCTTCACCATAGTCAAAGCTATTACTATGATTATCAACAAAATCTAATTGACCTCGGAAAGCAAAGCCACAACCACGCAAGAAATTTTCAAATTCGGTTATAACATCAAATAATGCATCAGCATTAAATTCAACCGTTCTTTTTGAAGTAACCGAATCGGAAAATGGCATTGGTTCTTCTTGGCATACAAATGTAAACTTACTCATAACAAAACTTCCTTTCAATTATTTTTTCACTTGACCAGCAACATTATGTGATTGTGCCGAAGCGGCAAATGCAACACAAATAATATCATCACTCTTCACATACGAACAACGAACTGAAATGGGGTCAATACCTTTTGCAATTGCACTATTCATATTTTCTGCCATCAAACTACGGTCATGTATATGATACCAACCAAGGCAAATTATAGCTGTCAAAAACATTAATGTTATGCAAACTATCACAACACTATCACCTCTAAGTTTTTCCGTTAACTTGTCCACTTTAAATCCTTTCTGTTGTAAAATAAATGTCTACCAATTGTTGTAAGATATTCCATATTTCTCCAGCCTGGACTTACATAATCAGCATGATAAAACAAGGCACCTTTTGATGGGTCTTCCAATTTGTCATAATTGGCATACACATGTACGGCCAGATTTCTAACATCATTATACACTATTTTTGATCTACCTGTCAAGGTTTTTGCAGAGCGTGTTGTATTTTCACACCACCAAGAAAATTGGCAAACACCATTGAATTTTTGTTTTACCACGCTACAAATATCACCTTCAAAGAATCCCGATTTTACTCGGTTCAAAGTGACAAATGCTACGGCAATTTGTCCTTTTTCTGGTTCGTATCCTGCCTCAAAATAAATATTTTCTGCAAGGCATTCCACTTCTTTTTTGGCATCAGCTGACATAAAGTTGTAGTGTGCCTTATATGGCAACTTCACAACATTTGATACTGCGACTGAGGTAAATCCTATTGTTAATGCAATCAAACTAATTGTGAAAAGCACAATTGATCTCTTCATTACTTCTCCTTAAAAGTTAGGGGACAGCCGAAGCCGTCCTTGTCCCATCAGGTAGATTTTTTAGTTGTTGGTTTATCTACGGTAATATTAGAAACGAAATTATTCAAAGTCGCTGCTTTGGCGATAACTTCTGATTCTGAGGGGAATGGTGGATATCCTGGATGTTTCGGAGGATCTTCACCTTTGAGTTTGGCAGTGTCACAATCTACTGCCCATTGATTGGCGATTTGTTCACGCTTTCCATAATAATCGTCATTGAGCATATCTCTCGCCATTTTAAGTAGCTCTAGACGGATTTCAAAAGGTGTCATGTTTGACATAATTTTCTCCTGTGTGTTTGTGTGTTACCAGCGGTTGTGTGTATGCTGGTTAATTATTTAGTTAATTTAAAATTTAGTCCCAAAGTTTTTGATAATATTTACCAAACAATCTAAAGCCGTTTGCCTTTCGTTCTTGATGTGCCTTTAGTCCTTCATCATCAACTTTTGTCTTTTTTATGCCACCAGATATATCTTTGAAAAATTGGTCAAAGTTGGTTTCACCATTATCTTTTTCATATGCTGAATAGTCATAGAAATCTGCTTCATCATCATCTTTTAATTCTTGTTCAAATGCCCAAATCATTTCAGCTAGAATCCAATCCCAACGCATGAAATGTAAACTATCTGTATCCCATTCATGTTCTTTTGGTTGTGCCATGTGGCTACGCAGATATTCAGGAACATCATTATCGTCAGTAAATGGTGCACCGTGCTTTTCTTTGTCCAATTGCTTTAACATTGGCAAAATAATATGAGCCAAGGTATGATCCATTGACCAAGTATCCCAGCGGTCAATCTTTACATATTTAATTGGTGGATGAATATAATCTAACATTACACGGATAGCGGTACTGATAGGGTCAATTCGCTTAGCCCACTTGTCAACCCATTTAGGATGATCCACATAATCTTCATCTGCAATTACACCTTTGTTGCGACCACATTTACTCCAATCAGTCCAGAAAAAGATATATTCAATGATTGTATATGGAGAAATCCAATGGTTACGATAGTTGCTAATGTAGATTTTCATATTCTCACGGGTTCATTGTAAAAATGGTGGGTTTTATCCCACCATTTTTTTACTTCTTCTTTTCTTCTTTCTTCACTTCAGCTTTTGGTGCATC